TTATGTGGTTTCTTCAGCGTTATCGGTATCTCCTTCGTATCTAACAACTATTTCTGTTTTTACTTTATCGTTATTCTCATTCTTAGTTCCATCACTCCACTTACTTCTGAATCTGTTAATCATGTTCAATCTCCAGATTCTATCGTTAAAGAATGGTATCTCATTAATCATTCCGCTTCTTCCTATTTTCTCCCACCAGACCATACTTTTTTGAGTTCCTATCTTCTTGGAGTCGGAAAAATCTTCATGCACCTTTGCCCATTCATATAAAGTATCTTCTGCGACCTCTATAATTCCCCCAAAAGACTCAAAAGAGTAACCCTCACTCATGTGGTCTATAAGCATCTGGCAGTATTCTGGTTTATATTTAGTAGGTCTACCTAATGTGTTCATCGTAAAATATTGTATAATTATTTGATTCTTGGTATATCTTAGTATACATAGACCATATTTGTCCTGCCTTGTTTAATCCTTCGTCTTTCATCTTTCTGTAGTCTGTCTGCTCCCCTACGTCATGCCCTATATGTTGGCTTTGTAAACCTTTTATGTAGTAACTTTTAAATCCTAGTTGGGTTAGTCTTAATCCATAATCACTATCCTGCATCCCATAAGGGTCGTATGCCTCGTTAAAATACCCTACAGTATCAATAGCTTTTCTAGGTATTATTACGTTTCCGAATGTTGCCCAAGTAGGATGAACTTCTATTCCGTTTATTACCTCTGTTTTAGGTAGGGTTTCTACACAGTATATCCCACACATACCTGTTTCTGGTATTGCTTGAATATGCTCTACTGCCATTAGAAGCCAGTTGTTAGGCATTACAATGTCATTCCCACAAAAAGCTACAATGTCATAATCTTTGGTTTTTCTTATCCCCTCGTTTAATGCAGCTGCTATTCCTTTCTTATCTATGGTAAACATATCATAAGGATAGTTTCCTAATGGAAAACTAGCTACCGCCTGTGCAGTATGCTCATGTCTTAGATAATCAAGTAGTACGATTGCCGCTTTCATTGTGTCCTAAGTATTTAGCTGGGTTACCTGCATATTTAGTATAAGGCTCTGTTACTAGTTTCTTAGTAACTACTGCTCCCATTCCTATCATACATCCCTTTGCAATAAATTGCCTCTGATGTATGACTGCGTTTAACCCTATGTTAACGTTTGAATCTATAATTGAATGTCCTCCTATCTTTGCTCCACAACTTATAATAACATTATCCATTACTTGGCAATCATGACCAATGTGTGTGTGCTTCATAAAGAAATTGTTATCTCCTATGTAAGTAACATCATCCATCCCTCCGTCAATAGTTACTAATCCTGTAAATACATTATTGTCACCAATAACTACTATGTCGCTAGTTGTACCCCAATTTCCTTTATGTTCTGCAGGTGCTCCTATAATACAATAAGCACCAATGTAATTATGTTCTCCGATAACTACGTTGTCATAAATTATAGCAGTAGGATGAATATAGTTAGTAGAACTTTCCATAGCTATCTATAAATTCTTTATGCACCTGTTTAAGAAATTCTATATAATCTTTTTTGTCCCCGTATTTTATATGACATTCTCTGCAAACTGCCATTAAATTTTCTATCTTATCTTTTGACGTGCCACCCATCCCTTTGCAATCTATATGGTGAATATCTACTGCTTTTCTGCCACAAACCTCACAAGCTATAAATTCCTGCCCACTATAACCGAAGTAATCAAAATATATTTTAGTATGCTGTCTCATAATGAGCCGTCTTGTAATGGTATTCCTTCTTTATCATCTACCCTTCTGTACTTTTCGTGCCAAAGTGTATTACACAAAGTTACACTTTTTTTTACTATTTCTTCTTCTTCTGCTTCTGGTAATAACAAATGCAAGGCTTCGTGTATAAGTATTTCTAAATGCTTCTTTCCTTTCAAGGATTTATCCAATTCAATCACTCCGACTGAATCAGCAAAACCCCATACTCGGTCTTTACGCAAGTCTTTATATTTTACTTTAATCCTCACTTTTTAAAATTGCTTCATCTGGTCTGTCTATTTCGCTAATTTCAATCTTTACTTTATTTCTTACCGATGCTAATGCTTTCCTTAAATATTTTTCCTCTTTGTATAAATCAGTTAACTTGTTCATAATAAATACTTCCTGTTCTTCAATACTCATTTTGTTAAACTTTTTTGGTAGCATAATTTTTTATTTTGCAGAACTTATTAATAAGTGTCTTTTTTCTTTTATGTTAATTGCTCCTAGTCTTTTCCTGCTACTTGCTCCACAATTACTACACCTCATTAACTCATATGCGTTAGCACTTGTATAGTACATCTTACCTTCAGCGGTTAAATCATTGCTTCCACAATTAGGGCATCTGTGCTCCTTCTCATCTAGTATGAATAAACCCATGTTAGGATGAGGTTTAATCCATGCTCTTATTAGTAAATACGTTTCTTCTAGTATCCTTACATCCTGCACATTATAAGCCTCCATTTCAGACAATGCATTTGCATTACCTTTCATGCACCTTTCCCAGAGTTCAAAGTTAGTTTCTTTTTTCCTTTCTAAATTTAAAAGTTTGTTTACATAGTCTAGTTTATTGCTAGTAAACCCAAACTGCCTCCTAATATGTTTAAGAGTATCTATTTGCTGATAAGGTAAAGGTGGGTTCAATCCGTTAATGATAAACCTAGAGTTAAGTTTAGGCATATCAAACTTTTCTCCGTTATGAGCAATAACTATATCTGCTTCGTTGACTAGCTTCCAGATTCCTTCTATAATTCTTTTATCGTCTTGGTCTAGGACTTCTTTAGGTTTAAGTTTAGCTGAATATACTTTATCTTCAAAGAGCCATTTAGCTGCCCAAGTCAAACAGAACCAGTCAGATTGTATCTGGTGAGTTCCGATATTCTGATTCCATATCCCCCAAACGTAAGCATTAATAGGAGCAGTTTCTATATCTAGGATAAGAACTTTAGCACTAGTATTTATTTTTTCCATAATAGAATTTCTAGTATCATAAGTTAATTGTTGCTGATATGTCCTATCTTTTAACTCATTTCTACTTCTATCACCTTTAGAACCTCTATAATGTCTAATTTGTGTTCTTATAGTTTCTACACTTTTAAAAACACCTTCGTTTTCTTCTAGTATTTTTTTAGCTAATGTTAAGGCTTTTATATTTGGATATAAAGCTAGATATTCCTTAACTATTTTTGTTTTCATATTAAAACATATCCGTTCTTGTCTATCTTGCCTCTTGTATATAAATCAAGTAATTGTCTAACTGAATAACCAAATGTCTTTTGGAAATGAGGATTATCTGTAAATTTCCAATCTCCTCCCCACTCCCATCCGAATTGTTTAAATATATTAACTACCTCTATCCAATCTGCTTTACCATCTTTATCAAAATCTCCTTTAACATCCCAAACTGCAGTTTCGTATAAGCCGTTCTTATCTTTATCTAAAAGTAAAACAATATCTAAGGCTAGTCCGTAATTATGGTAAGATTGACCTCCTCTAGCATTTGTAATCTTTGCTCCTTTAGTGGTTCTACCTTGTGCAAATAACTTATCTTGTTCTGCAAAAGTTCTAAGCGTGTAGGAAAACCTGCAAACACTATTTGTTAAGGATTCGCAAATTTCCTCATAAATAGCTAAAGCCTCATCCCTTAATTTGGGATGAAGCAGTGCTATTCGTTCTATTGTAATTTTATCACTTAGCATCTTTGGCAAAGATTCCTATTAAAAGGATTCCTAGACCTTCTAAGGCTCTTTCCCAGTTCTTTGATGCAATACCTTCCAAAAGAATAGGAAGACCAGCAACTGCACCGAAAATGGTTGTCTTGATGTTCTGAAAGTACTCTTTCATTATTTTGATTTTTGGTTAAACAATTTATGAGCCATTCTTTCTACTCCCTTCAATCCCATAAAGCCTAAAATAAAGGCTACTGAAAATTGATGGTTTATCTTATCTATTCCGAACCAGTCGCTTACTACAGGTGTTAAATAATTAGCAGAAGCAACTCCGCCAAACATAGCTACTAAAGTTTCTCTCAAGTCTTTTCCCTTCTCTATAAAAAAGACTGAACCAAAAAAACCTGCAACAGACAAACCTAAGTTTATCCCTAGTTCTTCTAATTTACTCACCTTTTAATTCTTTAAGTTTTCTTTGAGCCCACTCAACGCCTTCACTACCACCCCATGCTAACCACATTAAAGCACCGCAGTCTTTTCTAGGGTCACCCTTAGAGTTTTCCCGATGTCTTTCAAAAGAAGCCATGCGTGATATAGTATCTCTTGTAATATTTTCTCCCTTAGCTAGTTGGTTTGCTCTTGCCCATCCTATAGGAGTGCCGCAACCTAGTTTGTATTGGTCACGTATATTCAATGCTCTTTGTGCATTTACCTTAGCTGCTTGTGGATAATCGTTATAACTATCAACCATAGCTATTCTAATAGCTGACCAAGCACGTTGTGCTGCTTCTTCGGTATCGTATATACACGAACCGCTACCTATTCTGTACTTGGAATTTGAGCATTTAATGACTGGCATAACTGTCTATAAATGCTTTCCCTTTGTTGATTTATCACACTTAGGTTAAAATTGTCATAACAATACTGATACAACTCCCTACCGCTTTCCTCTCTAAGCCATTTGTCTTTAGCTAAAAGTTTAACCCACTTAAACCAGTCTGTTTGCTTTTTTACATAAAAAACTGGCATATCCTTGTAAGGGTGAACGTGAGAAACAATAGCAGGATTTCTTTTAGCAGCAGTTTCTAAAATCTTTAAATTAGACTTCATCCTGTTAAACTTAGAATCAACTAATGGAATTAGGCTAATATCTGAATCACCATAAGCCTCCATATATCTGGTAACGTCATTATAGCGGTAAATCTTAGTATCTAGTTTTCTTCCTGCAGAAAAATAATAAGCCATAGTATCCCAAACATGGTTGTCAACATAACCAGCCATGACCATCTTTACAGGCAAGTTGTTAAACCTTTTAACTGGCTCTTTCAATATCTTTAAATCATGCTGGTGAGTATCAGAACCCGACCAGAATAGCCTAACAATATCACTAGGGATTTTTTTATCTAGGTATTGCTCATCACCATAAGGCAAGGCATTGGGTATAATATGAACGTTTGGATTATACTTAGATACTTCCTCTGCTAGTCTTTCATGGGTTACAGTAGCTATATCTCCCAGTCTTAAATAGCTAGTTATTTTGTTAGCTATATCTCCGTTCATGTATCTTTCATAAAGAACATGTGTAGCATCTAATTTCCAATAATCATCATTGTCAATTACTAACTTAAAATTATATTTAGCTTTCCACTTTTCTATTTGGTCGGTATCTATATTCAGCATCCTATTAATAACAACAATGTCAAAACCTTTATCTAAAACTTCGTCATTTAATACGTCAGTAATTAGACAATAGTCTTTTGTCATGTGGGTTAAAGGCATCATTATTCTATGCCAACCTACACCACTATGTTTTTGTGTTATTCCTAGTATTCTCATTTTTTAGGTCTTCCTTTTTTCTTTGGTAAATTTTGAACCTGCTCTTGCGGTAGTGATAGATAATAAGAGTATAATCTTTTAACGCAATCCATAACACAACTAGAACACCACTTAGTCAAAACAAATTGTGGGTCTAGGTAAGTTCTGTAAATATGCTCATACATGTTAAGCAGATGAATATCTAAGTTTCTTATATATCCATTCTGGCAAGTATGATAGTTGTTTATGTTTTCTTCTAAGTAGTCTTTGTGTTCTTGTATCATAATTTTTTTATTTCTTCTATTACTAAATCCCAATATGTTAGATGGTCGTCTAATTCTTTTAATGTTTCAGCAGGATAATTTAAATCTAGTATTTCATCTACTGCTATTATTGATTGTTCTTTTGCAATTAATCTAGAACCTACAAGTACTGAAGTATTATTAAGCATCTTATTCACAAGTTGCTCTGCTTTTTCTTTTGGTGTTAAAGTGATTTTTTCCATAATATATCTATTAATATTTTAATTATTGGTGCAGCTACTCCGGAGGCAAACATCACTAAAGCTACCTCTTGTATTATAGTAGGACAAAAATATAAACCTAATGCAACCCAACTAGCTAGGCAAGATGCACAATTAAAAGGCTTAAAGTTTAATTTCCATTTAGCGTAGAATCTGTGTATATCTACAAAGAATACTGCAAAGCATACTGCTGCTAAAATTATCATTGTCTTATCTTAGTTTTTAAATCCTGCTTAATTTTATTTATAGTTCTTACAACTGATATGTAAGGAATCCCCAAAGCAATACTTAGCTTCTTAGCATTGCAGTTAAATTCAAAAGTATATAACCTAAATATCTCTTTTTCATACCAGTATAAAGATTCGTATTGCTCTTTAACAATAGTAGTAACATCTAGTTGCTCAACCTCTACTACTTCAATCGGCACATACTCCACAAAGTTTCTAAATTTCTTATAAAATTTATGGTCTGTACTTCTAATTAGATTTAACATTATTCTTACTACATAAAACCTAAGTTGCTTTTTGTTGTAAAGGTCTATAAGCTTTTCCTCTGGTATTTCTGCAATCCTTAAAAACAACTCGCTTTTCAGTTCTTCTTGGAGTTCTATGGGGTGCATTTTACTAATCGCCTCGTTCAATTCGTGCGACTCCCAGA